CGGCCTTTGAGCGAGGGGCCGGCCGGGAGCAGCTGCACCCATCCCGGCGCGCCGCCCTCGGCGGAGAGCGCCAGCGCGACGCCGGCGCCGGCGCCGGCGCCGGCGTTCGGCGGCAGGCCGCGGGAGGGGGTTGCGTTTCGGCTCGACATGGGGCCAATTGACAGGGCGCGCCGCTTCTCCGCTTGGGTGAAACCTTTCACCCCGAGGGCGGTCCGGGCCCTCCCGCCCGAAATCATCGCAAGACCTCCCGACGCTCTGCCGGCAGGATCGACGTTGAAAGGCCATTTTAAAGCGTGGGCGGCAAAGTCCGACCTGCCCGCTACGTCGGGCTAGGCGACGGGCCGAGGGCGTCCCTGGGGCGTTTTACGCGGTCACTCGCCGCCGAGCCGGTCGAGGCTTTCCAGGTACAGCGCGCCGCCGGCCGCTTCGTCGCGCCGCAGGCGCGCGCGCCAGGTCTCGCCGGAGAGCTCGCCGACGATCTCGATTCGGCCGTCGGCGGCCGTGACGTCGCCCTCGTCGATCAGCGCCTGGACGAGCGCGTAGCTCTCGGCCGGCGCGCCGATCCGCGCCGCGTCGGCGACGGAGAGTCGCACCGCGAAGGCGCTCGCGTTCACCTTGTCGCGCATCCCCGGCGTCAGCGCCGCGAAGGGAACGGCGATCTTGCCGCGCGACACCATCGCCGGATTGGTCGCGGCCGGATCGAAGCGAACCGTCCCCGAGGCGATGCGCTTCAGCAGCCAGGAGTCGGCGAGGTCGGCGATCGCCGCCTGGCGCGCCTCTTCGCTCATCGCGTCGACGCGGCCGGCGATCATGTCGGCCGCCGTCTCGGAGCGCTGCAAGCCGGGGTTCTGCCCCCAGCCGGGATCGATGCCGACGGGAACCTCGACTTCCTCGCCGGTGCGCTTGTTGACGTAGGTCCGCGTGCCGAAATCGTCGGGCTCGTCGGGATCGTCGGCGACGTAGCCCTCGCGCTGCGCCTCGTCGTCGGAAAGTTGGCGCACCCGGCATTTGCACTGCCAGCCGTTCGGCGGGTAATGGGTGCGCCACCAGGGATGATCGACCGGCAGCGTCGTGCCGACCCAGGCCAGATGCTGTTCGCGCGGATGCGCCGAGAGCGTGTGCAGATATTGCAGATAGGGCAGCACGCGCTTGGTGCGCTCGATGCGCTCCCATTCGCCCGCGGCGTAGGCGGTGTTGACGTTGGCCCAGTAGATCGTCTTCAGCCGCGCGGGCGAGCCGAGCTGGACGATTCTTTCCTCGCCCGTCAACGGGTCCACTTCTCGGCTTTTGCCCCACCAGCCCTTCGCCTTCAGGATCGGCTCCAGCCCCTTGGCGAATTCGGCGAAGTCCTGGCGATCGTGAATGGCGCGCGACAGCGCGCCCTTGACGTCGCCGAGAATGTCGTACCCGGCCGACTTCGCCACGGTGAAGGCGTGCGCGTGCTCGTCGAAAGAGAGGTCGCGCCAGTCGAAGCTCGGCTTGATCCCCTTCGCGTCGAAGTAGCGCTGCACCTCGGCGGGCGGATGGTCGAACGCGGCGGCCATCTCAGGCCTTGCCGAGGCCGAGATCGCCGAGAGCCCGCGCCTTCAACTGCGCCGCGGCGAGGCGCTTGGCGAGCGGGTCGGCGTCGATCTCCCCGGCTAATCTGTCGAGCGCCGCCTGGAACTCCTCATACGACCCGGCCGCCTTGGCCGCCGCGAGCACCTTGGCGACGATGGGCGAGATCTGCGGCTCCCAGTCCTCGGCGCCCGTCTCGCCGAGGTGCTCGACCTCTTCGAGCGCTATCGCAGAGCCGCCGTCCTCGGCGTTGAGCGCGAGCGGCGCGGCGCGGTTCCAGGCGCGGTCGAGCTGGTTGGGCGTGAGCGGCTTGCCCGCGCTCTGTTTGCCCTGCGGCGCGGCGAGCAGCTCTTCGTCGGGGTCGGGCTCGCCGAAGCCGACCTTCTCGCGCACTTCGCGCATCGAAACCTTCAGGCCGAGCGGCACGAGCGTGCCGAGCGAATTCGTCAGCGCCGCGACGTCCTCGGGTTCGGCGACGGGGAAGACCGCGTAGGGCTTCGGCGCGTCGGCGCCGAAATTGAGCTCGCAGAACGGCGCGACGAGGTCGCGGTTGATCGTGCCGCCGAGCTGGTCGGCGTCGTCCTCCAGGATGTCGATCCGGATCATGTTGTGGATCTTCGCCTGGGCGAGCGAGCCGCCCTCGTCGGCGGTCATGGTCTGGCCGAGGATCGCCTTCGACATCTGGCGATCCATGAACGTGCCCATGTTCTCGAACGGCTTGTCGGCGTAGCCCTTGGCTTCGATGAACTCGATCGCCATGCTCTCGGGGATGATCGCCGCCGCGTCGGTCGCAATCGAAGCGACCGCGTTGAGCAATTTACGCCGGTCCTCCGGCGTCGCCGCGGGATGATATTTGCCGACCCGGATCGGCATGCCGAACACGTCGAGGAAGGCCATCCAGTCCTTCATCGTGTAGGTCTTGAACATCCACGCCCAGGCGGCGAGGCGCGCGAAGCCGCCGCGAATGGGAATGCCCGATTTGAGCTTCGGCGTGTGGACGATGAACTTGGCCGGCGGCAGAGCCTCGCCGTCGATCGTGCCCAGCACGGCGAGCCGCACCTCGGAGCGCGAGATGAAATCGAAGGTGAAATATTTCGGGTCGCGCCATTTGTAGGCGGCGGGCCGCCACAGTCCGTCGCGCTCGCCCCAGATGATCTCGACGCAAGAATAGCCCTTGCCGTAGGCGTCGGTCAGGTCGCGCATCATGTCGCGGAACTGCGGCTCGCCCAGCAGGTCGCGCACCGCGTCGGCGATCTTCTTGTCGACGCGCTTCTCGCTCGCCGGCTCGACGACGGCGCGCAGGCGCGACAGCGCGCGTTTGCGGGTCGACAGGACGGAGAAATAATGCGGGTCGCGCTCCTCCATCTCCTCGGCGAGTTCGAGGAAGAAGCGATGGTCGCCGCGCACGGCGTTGCGCAGGATCGTCGCCATCCGCTCCGGGGTCAGGCCCGAGGCGATCGACTGGTCCCAGAACGCGCGCACGCCGATCAGCTCGGGGCGCGCGATTTCCTCTTTGAGAACCGCGCGCTCCTGGAGCGCGAGATATTTGCGGGCGTCCTGGCCGTCCGGCCCGAGCACGGGAGAAGGCCCGTGCATGCCGGTGCGGCCTTCCTCGGCGATCATGTCGCGGGGCGTCGTCGGAGTGATCATGGCCAGGTTCCATAGTCGGCGATGAAGACGGCGGGGTCCTCGTCGGAAGCGATCAGGCCGCTGACGAAGCCCCTGACATAGTCGAGGCCCGCGCCGCTGTTGCACTTCAGGCAATACCAGCGAGGCGGCTCGCCCGCGACCCGGAGGAATAGATGCGAAGGACATGCGTCGCGCCGCGCGATCTCCTCGCGTTCGAGTCGCTGTTGCTTCCGCAGTTCGGCGCCGGAGATCGGCCCGAGCTTGATCCGGATCGTGCGGCGCGTCACCACAGCCCCTCCTTGCCGCGCCGCTCGTCTTCGTCCTCGGACGGCCGCGTCTCACGCGCGGTGCGCTGGCTCTCGTAGTCGTACATGAGCATCACCGCGCGCGTCGCCGCGTAGGCGAGCATCAGCGCCACCGCCGAGTCGCCGTGGCGGTCCTTGGCCTGCCCGCTCTTGACCGCCGGCATGAAGGGCACGCCGCCCTTGACCTGGACGAGACGCAGATCGCTGGCGACGTCGGCGTCGGCGGGGATGTCGATCGCGTCGTCTTCAAAGGCGGTTTTGAGCGGCTGCGCGTTTTCGCGATACCACTCGACGGAGAGCTTCACCGCCTCGCAGCGCAGCTCGCCGAAATCCTGTTGCGCGCTCTCTGCGAGCGACATGCCGAGGCCGGTGGCGTCGTGTTTCGACGCGCCGAAGCGCGGCAGGCGCGCCATTACAAACTTCTGCACCTGGCGCTGCTGGTCGAACGGAATGCGCCGCATTTCGACGACGAACGGCGTGACGCGCCGGAGCGTCCTGGCGATCGCCAGCGGCCAGAGCACCGAAAGGTCCGAGACGCGGCCATAGTCGGCGCCGAGATAATGCCAGAGGAAGGGGTCGAGCGTCTTCAGCACGGGAAGAAGCTCGCGCTCGCACCAGGCCTCGACGTCGGCTTCCCTCAAGTGCGCCGGCCAATGCGTGAACTCCGCCGGGCGCGTGAGCCGCAACACCGGAATGCCCGGCCGCGCGCGCGCCTCGATCAGCGGGCCGGGGAGCCACGCGCCGGAGCCCTCGCTAGGGATGCAGAACAGCTCTTCGTCGGCGGCGTCGCCGTACTCGCGGATGATCCCGGCGCGCCACGCCGCCTCGCCCTCGACGCTCCAGGTCTCGCCGGTTCTCAGGCACACCCGCTGATAGAGCCCGTCCTTCAGCGCGTCGTCGAAGTCGAAGCGGACGAAGCCGTAGCCTTTCGTCCCCGAGCGCGCCTCTTTCACCAGTTCGTTGTAATAGTTGCCCTCGCCGTTGTGGGTCGAGATCACGAGAACCCGGCCGCCCCAGATCAAGAGGGCGAGCGCCGCCTTCATCAGCTCCTTGAGATCGTCGTGGAACGCCGCCTCGTCGATGACGACGAAGCCCTGCCGGCCGCGAAGCGAGCGCGGCCGCGAGGCGAGCGCGACGATTTCGAAGCCCGAGGCGAAGCGGACGCGGAAGGCCGAGATCGCCTTGTCCGCGCCGTCGTCGAACAGGAACTCGGAAACGCCGCCCTCGACCAGCGCTTCGTCGAACGCCCGCGCCCACATCGCGCAGCAGTCGATGAACTCGCGCGCCATGTCGAGGTTGTAGCCGATATAGAGCGAGTCCATGCCGCCGTCGGACCGCGCGGAGGCGCTCGTCAGCACGGCCTGCGCGCCGACGCCCCAGGTCGCGCCGGTGCGCCGGCTCTTCTCGACGATCGTCACCCGGAACGCCGCCGTCGTCGAAAGCAGCCGCTGCTGGTAGCCGAGCAGGATCGCCCCGAGCGAAGCGCGCCCGTCTAGGCCCGGACCGGCGATCAGCGACTCGCGCCGAAGCGCCGCCCATT